CTGTGGATCTTGATCCAGGTGCTGAACTTAGATTGCGTAAAACAGTTTTATCTAACCATGCACACCTAGTAGAATTTGTGCAGGCTGAAGGAACACAATGGACTGCAAAATATCAAGGCTCTAAAATACGAGTTCTTTATTTAGACAACTTTGATTGGGATTGGCGCACAGATAGACAACAACAAATGATTCAGGATCAAGTGCAATGGTATCAGCAACAAGGATTGGTTATGAATAATATCAACTCCCAAACGGCTCATATCACTCAAATGGTTAATCTATTGCCACACATGACAGACTGTTGTGTGGTCTGTGTTGACGACACCTACGAATACAACGGAGTGTTTATTGGCAAAGGTGGTGCTGTGGTTCCTTACTTGCTGGGACAAGGATTTGGTATATTGGCCGCTGAAAATTATGGTGTAATATTAGGTCGCGGCTACAGAAATTATATTGTATAATAAAACTATGAAAATATTGACTTTAGATAACACAGCTTACGACTTAGACACACTGCCCGAAGAAGTGGATGACATGCGATTTGCAATTTTAGATAATTCAGATCCCAGCGATCCAGACTATCATTACATTCCTTTGATATTTTTGGAAAGTTTCAATAGTCCAGCACTGGTATTGCAAATAGGTGAACAGCGTGTGAAGATGCCCATCGACTGGCAGATTCTTATAGGTGAGCCAGACCTCGGTGATTTAGAGATGTTGCCATTGACCAGTATAAATGATCGTGGGTTCAAAGCATTTCAATTCAATCCATTGACCAGCTTCCGTCCTAGTTTCCTTGACATAGAAATTGTGGATGTGTACCACGACGTGGCCTGGTATGCTCCTAAATTGAAAAATGGGCAGATGTTGTGCATACCACTCAACAATGATAGCAAACCTGACTGTGTTTACTTTGTCAAAGACATCAGCAGAAACTGTGAAGTAGTTGACTACAACAAGGCCTGGTAATGGAAAAGCTGTCAATACAAAATGAAATGAGTGTGTTTGATCGCAAGGACAGAACATTCTACGACACATTAACCGATGAAGAACGCAAAAAGTTTTCTAACTATCTCATGATACGCTGGGGATCTGCTGTGCAAGGTTCTGCAGAACTGCAAGAGTTTTATCTTGTTGCCACCAATGAAAGATTGAACAAACATTTTTTCACAGTTAACAAACATCCTAAACTGCAATGGCTCATGGCCACATCGGTGAGCCCGGGCATGGGCACTCATCGACATCAATGGATAGCTCCCAAGAAAAAAGAAGCCGGCAGCAACGAGATTAAAAAAGCCTTGCTGGACTTTTATCCCAACATGAAAACATCAGACATAGAGCTCCTGGCACAATTTGTCAGCAAAAAAGATATCAAGGAATTATTGCGTGAACACGGCCGTCCAGACAAAGACTGAGTTTGTTTGCAAGTATTGTGAAAAAACATTTCAGCGAGAGTCCAGTCTTGCTGTACATTTGTGCGAGCAAAAACGTAGATTTCAAGAACAAAGTGAGCGTGGAGTACAACTAGGACTTCAGGCCTATCTGCGCTTTTATGAAATGACTCAAGGCAGTGCCAAACTTAAAACATTTGATGATTTTGCCCGCTCACCCTATTATCGTGCGTTTGTGAAGTTTGGTCGTTATTGTATTGCAATCAACGCTGTAAACACAGCAAGATTTGTTGACTGGGTGGTGGAAAAAAATAAAAAAATTGATCACTGGTGTCGTGACACTGTGTATACAGAATACCTTGCAGACTATCTGCGCCGAGAGAATGTCACGGATGCACTCACAAGAGCAATAGAATACAGTCTGACCTGGTCTGACAAAACAGGACAGCCAGCACAAGACATCATGAGATACGGCAACGACAACGCTGTAACCTATGCTATATCAACAGGACGTATCAGTGCGTGGATAGTGTACAACTGCGAAAGCGGGCAAAAGTTTTTAGATGAAATGAATCAAGACCAAATTAAAATTGTATGGCCTTGGATTGATCCTGAATTTTGGCAGAAGAAATTTCAAGACTATCCGGCTGATCGAGAGTACGTTAAAGAAATGTTGAACAGGGCAGGTTGGTAATGCCAGCCACAAATCATAAAAAGTATATGAAAACTATTAACTTCCACATTAAAACTGACAGTTACGCATGGCAAATAATTGATGTGTTGCATGCTTATTATCAATCACTTGGCACTGAATTTAAGACCAACACAGAGTTTCGAATGTCGTCAAACTTTGATCCATCGGCTGACACCAATGTTTTTTGTGACTACATGCCAGACACCATTGACTATGAAGAACTTAAAAAATACCAATTGATACTCCTAACCGGTTCTTGCGAACCATTGGTAGTTGGAACTGCGGCCATGGTTGAGTGTTTGCATAAATTAGATAATTGTTATGTTGTTGCTAACTCGTTATTGACACAAGATCATAATCTATACCACAAGGTTATATGGTTCCCTGCTAATATTTTTGAATGCAGACAACTATGGACCAGTCAGTTGTATCCACATAGTTTTGAAAATATTAACAATCTACAAAAAACAAAAAAACAATCAATGATATTCATCAATGGTCAGAAACGAGCACATCGGCATCATTTTATTCAACTGTTGAAAAATCGTAATATTGTCATGCCAATTCGATCTAGTCTTGGTACAAATGTAGTAGAAACCAATGACGTTGTAATGCATGAATCATCTGATGATACCAAATTTAGAGAATGGGTCAACAATCACTATAGTGACATTATTCCAAGAAATCAATTTGCAGATTCTGATTACTATGATAACTTGACCGATATAGGAATAAACGGAAAATTTGGAACACCACCGCGAGGATACCGAATTTTACAAGAATATTTTGCCTATAATTGTGTTGTTTTTCCTGAATCTACCTGGCAAAATGATGAACTGGCTATAACCGAAAAAGCATTAAAGTGTTTTTTTGCCGGATCCTTGCCCTGGCCCGTTGGAGGCAGCAAATTAAAATCTTTATATAATCAAATTGGGTTTTTTACCGCATGGAATTTGCTCCCATCGGAATTGCAAAAGTTTGACAGCATACCAGATCATCATGAAAGATATCAACAAGAAGTTTTGGCCATTGAATGGTTGTCAAACAATCCAGATGTCTTTGATCTTGATTCAACCAAACAGATGATTGCATCAAATCGAGATTTATTATACAATAACAACATTATTACCTTGGAATTTACAAAACAGTTTGATCAAATAATAAAGAAACATCTAACATGAGCGCAGACATTGACATAGATTTTGCAGACCGAGAGCAGTTATTAAAACTGATCTCTGCAACACCTGCTCGTCTCACACAAGACGGAAAAGTACGGAGACACAATTCAGGTGTCTATGTCACTGACATCCCACAAGATCCTGTGCATGGATGTGCAGCCATTGACTACAAAACTGCCGAACGACGTGGATATTTCAAAATAGACTTGTTGAACATGGGTGTGTACCAGCTGATCAAGAATCGAGCACACTATGAAGAAATGCTATCGTTGGAGCCGCCGTGGGAAAAACTATGGACAGACCAAGGTTTTGCCACTCAATTGGTACACGTGGGTGGAAATCAGAAAACTTTTGAACTACTACAAGACATGCGTCCAGATTCCATACCCAGAATGGCTGCATTTATATCTATTATCAGACCAGGTAAAGCACACTTGCAACGTCAACCTTGGCCCACAGTGTTTGAATCAGTGTGGGACGGAGATGATAGCCGTGGGTACACTTTTAAGAAAAGCCATGCAGTGGGCTACGCACAATTGGTAGCTCTGCACATGAATTTAATACATTTTTCGCACAAGAGTGATTGATTTTCGTTTGCTCTTTTTACGAGCAATTTCAATCAAACTGGTACAAGGTCCGTGCAGTATTTCAAGATCTTTGTTGACAAAGGTGCGTAGATAAGGTTTGAAGATTTCCCAATCTTGCTTGAGAAATATGTTGATGGGTATGCTACGATTTGACTCCCACCACCAAACATTGGCCAGTTCTAAAAACAACTTCTTGAGCTCGGCATGCTGTATGTTGCCAAAGTCATAGATGGTTGTCACAGCATCGTCACGATTCTGTACCACACCCACATATTCGTTGCCTGCGTAGGTGCAAAACGTTATAAAAGGATAACGTTCTGCTATTTTTGCAAAGATTTCTGTGCCCATAAATATCTTTAGGAAATTATTATAATGTATTCAACCACTGCCTATTTATATCAGCAAAAACAACAGGTATTATTGATCGATACCAGTGGTGCGTACTTTGACCGGAGGTGGCAACCTGTGTACACAAAAAACTTAAAGATACATCGTGGCGTGGACAACGTCATACTATTTGAATTTGTAAATCAAGACGAAAAGCCTGTGAATATCACAGGCAGTACCATTACATTCAGACTGATCAGCACCAACGGCGACATACTGCTGTTGAGCAAAGACTTGGAAATCCTTAACGCCACCTATGGACGAGCCAAGATAACATTGCTGTCAACAGAACTTGACACAGTTGATGCACAGCCAGTGGGCTGGAGTCTTGAGCGTAACACTGTGACCAGTACATTGTATGAACCAGTGTTTACTGATGCGTATTCGGGTGGACGAGGCAAGGCAGATGTAGTAGATTCAGTATATCCAGGGTTTGTGCCCAGCGAGATAATGACAGTACCCACCAATCCAGAAATCAGCCTGGACAATCCCAACCGCAATCATACGTCAGCAGTGTATGTACAAGGAAGACCCCTAGTTACATTTCAAATGACCTTTGACAATTTTTCAGGCAATGTAAAACCACAAGGATCCAACACACAGCTGGGCCCGTGGTATGACATAGGCAGTCAGCGTCAATATATCAACCAGCTTGAGCGAGATCATTGGAATGTGGAAGGTTACCACAACTATGTGCGTTTTGAAGTCAACCAATACGGTTACAAAGCCAAGGTGGGCAATGTCATAGTCAGTGGCGGCACCGTAACTGATGTCACCATGAACAACCAGGGCAGTCAGTGGATTTCTACACCATTTCCCAACATTGATATTCATGGAGAAGGCACCGGCGCTACAGCTTATGCAACTGCCGCCAGTGGCAGTATTTCAGGTGCAGTGGTCATCACCGGCGGCGAAGGTTATGTCAACAACCCCAACGCTGCCGTCAACAATGGGTTTATCTCCAGCATTGCATTTAGATGAGCATACGGAAGTTAGTGGCCTTTGGCTGTAGTTGGACCTATGGCGATGAACTTGTTGCACCCGAGTTTCGAGATCTATCCGAGGATGAATTTCGAGATCATTATGATCAAAACCGCTCTTATAGACTAGACAACTGCTATGCCGGATTGATAGCAAAGCACTACGGACTCGAGCTAGAAAACATGGCTTTTCCGGGAAGCAGTCTGGAAAGCATGCGATGGAATCTCATGTGGTATTTGCGTAACAACCAAAGCAGAGATGATGTGTTGTTTGTTGTTGGGCATACCGATGCCACCCGACAAAGTTGGTTCAATCCTCAGCATGAAATATCAATGAAAGATCCGCAGTGGAATCGCCACATGCACGGAACTTGGCTCACACAGTCTAATCCAGACATTGATGAAAATTGGTTCAAGCTACAACGACTTTGGCTGGGCATGAGTTATCACACGGACTGGGCTGAGTACAACTACCAGCAAACTATAAATCTTTTTGATCAGGCACACACTGGGTATGGCATTCCAGTGATACAATTTTCAGTGCTGGAGAATCGGTACGGTGTAAATGTTCCCAGCTTGATCTATAGTGGAACCAACTTTAGAGACATACTGGTGCAAAAGAAAAAAGATTTAGGTGCGAATCCTTTTGCATCTGGTGGTCATCCCAATGAAAAAGGCCATCAAATCATTGCAGATCACTTGATTGAACACATAAAGTATGCTAAAATGCTAGAGTGATAGACATACTTTCCTACTTGCCAGCCAAACGAAAAAGTTCCAGTTCGGGCTGGGTCAGTTTCAATGCTCCCTGTTGTGTACACAACAGCGAAAGCGCAGATCGAAGATTGCGTGGCGGTCTTAAAACATCAGACCAAGGTTGGAGTTATCACTGTTTCAATTGTGGATTCACTGCCAGCTTTGTGTTGGGTCGTAACTTGTCATTCAAAGCTAGAAAGCTACTGGGTTGGCTCAATGTAGATCATAACGAGATTGAACGTATCAATCTTGAAAGCCTCCGACACAAGAACATCGAAGGCATACTCAATGACCGCCAACAGGTAGTGCAACGACTACAAGGAATAGAATTTGAAGACCGGGACTTGCCGGCAGACACACAGCCACTCAATGAGACAGCACAACAGTATCTCAATGATCGAGGCATACCCACGGACTATCCACTATTCTATAAAACCATGCCACGACCTGGAATAGTAATTCCGTTTACGCATGGCGGACAAGTGGTAGGACATACCACTAGATTCCTTGACGACAGACTCCCAAAGTATATTCAAGACATACAACCAGGATACGTGTTCGGCACAGATCTACAGCGAGACTCCTGGCGGCATGTGTTGGTCATGGAAGGAGTGTTTGATGCTCTCAGCGTCAACGGCCTGGCAGTGTTGCATGCCGAAATCAATGATGCTCAAGTACGCTTGATAAGATCCTTGGAACGAGAAGTCACTGTGGTCCCAGATCAAGACGAAGCTGGCATGAAGTTGGTGGATCGTGCCATAGAGTTGGGATGGGCAGTAAGCATGCCTGCATGGCCCGGCGATGTAAAAGACGTCAATGATGCTGTGAGAAAGTACGGAAAAGTTGCCACATTGTTGAGCATTTTTCAAGCAAGAAATACCAGCAAAATCAAAATAGAAATGGCTCGAAAAAATTTGTTAAGGAAAAGCAATGCCTAGACTGATTGTTTACGGAGACAGTTACAGCACGCCGGGATTCTGCGTGGATCCTAAAGATAGTTGGTGGGGATCTATGGCACTGTCTTTACAAGTAGACACAGTGGAAAATTATTCATGGCCGGGCAACAATGTGGACAGTATCTCACATGTGATTGTGGCAGGTGCAGGATTTTCCCCTGATGATTATGTTGTTATTGGTGTACCACCCATTGAACGATTTACTGTGTATGATCTCAACGGGTCAGCACCTAGTGTTCACAAATTTTTTGGCAATCTAGCGCCAATGGATCAACAGGTGTTGACAGAGCATGATGGGCTAGGACAAGTAACTGCTCATCAACTTGGGCAGTCTTATGTAATGTCTTGGAACCGCAGTTGGCAAGAAGCACAAGTTCTAAGAGAATTGTTTTTGATAAAACAATATATCCTAGGATGGACACCCAATATCCTTATTGTAAACCTGGCTGAGCCATTTCAACCCAAAACTGAATGGCCGACCTTGAGCAGTATGCAACGACGGTTTTTAGCTGATCCGCACAGTATGTTGTTTGACAGCACGTATTACAGCGTGAATAAAAATATAAATCGTCCTGTGGATTTTGACACACACGGCTGGCACGGACATCATGGTGCGGCGGGCAATCAACATTGGTACGAGACTGTGCTACATCCTCGTATTAAACAATTAGGATGGACATTATGATTTACTTTGGCGGATGCAGTATAACCCTCGGAGCCGGATTTGAAGAAGAAACACAAGATTCTAGAATCTATCCAAATCTCGTTGGTGACGCAAACAACAATGCAGAAGGCGGCTCCAGCAATTTAAAAATTTTTACTCAGGCGGCCAAGGCCTTGTTAGATCGCCAGCATGATGCGTATTTTGTACAATGGAGTGCTCTGCATCGACATTGGGTATACCCTAGCCCCAAACACGGATTCTACATAGGCAGTTACACAGACCAAAATTTGGCAGACAAAAACTTTGTGGCTCAATATCAATTGCTCAATCACGATTATAGTAATATAATGTCATTGATAGACTACACAAGGATACTGCAACAAATGGCCGATGATGCTGGACGAGACATATGGTTTATCAACGGCATGGTGCCCTGGACTGAAGACATGCTTACCGGCGGTGAGCCCAGTGACTATGCCTTGAGTTTGTATCAAGGCCTTGACAATGCGGAAGCACATGATTTCAGTGAAAGATTGCAGAACAATCTTGAGCTGGTGGATTGGCAACAATGGATCAATCCTTGGCACAGTATTAGAGACATGCAAGAAGACAATGCACCATTGGACAATCACCCAGGACCCAACACACATAGAAAAATTGCAGACATGATTATTGACTGCATAGATACATCAAGAGAGCGCCAATGAAAGATTATTCAGTAGAAGTACAACGACTATTTTTAGAGATTATGATGCAAGACGCACAGAGTTTTGTGCGAGTGCAGAATATTTTCAACGAAGATAATTTTGACAGAAGTATTAGGTCAGCGGCTAAATTTATCAAAGAGCATTGCGACAAATACAAAACGTTGCCAGAACGCAGTCAGATTCGAGCAGTAACCACAGTGGATCTACAAGAAATTCCAGACTTAAATGACGGACACTTGGAATGGTTTATGACAGAATTTGAGTCATTTACACGTCGACAAGAGCTGGAACGTGCTATTCTTAAGTCCGCAGACTTGTTAGAAAAAGGCGAGTTTGAACCAGTGGAAAAGCTGATCAAAGACGCAGTGCAGATCTCGCTTACCAAAGACATGGGCACAGACTATTTCAATGATCCCAAAGCTCGTATTGAAAAATACTTTAACTCAGGTGGGCAAGTATCAACAGGCTGGCCACAAATGGACAAGTTACTGTACGGTGGATTCAGTCGTGGTGAGTTAAACATCTTTGCTGGCGGTTCAGGGTCGGGCAAATCTTTGGTCATGATGAATCTGTCGCTAAATTGGCTACAACAAGGGCTCCATGGTGTTTACATCAGTTTAGAATTGAGTGAAGAACTTTGTGCATTGCGTACAGATGCCATGCTGACCAGCGCCAGTACCAAAGACATTCGCAAAGACATTGATACTGCAACTATGAAGGTCAAGTTAGTGAGCAAGAAGTCTGGTACATATCAGATCAAAGCCTTACCTGCACAATCAAATATCAATGACATCCGAAGCTTTTTAAAAGAATATCAAATTCAAACAGGAAGACGAGTGGATTTTATGATGATTGATTATTTAGACTTGTTGATGCCTGTGAGTGCCAAGGTCAGCCCTAATGACTTGTTTGTCAAAGACAAGTATGTTTCAGAAGAACTGCGTAACTTGGCCAAAGAACTGGGTGTGTTAATGGTAACAGCAAGTCAGCTGAACCGCAGTGCTGTAGAAGAAATTGAATTCGATCACAGCCATATTTCCGGAGGTATCTCTAAGATCAACACAGCCGACAACGTGTTTGGTATCTTTACCAGTCGTGCTATGAAAGAGCGTGGACGCTACCAGATCCAGTGCATGAAGTCGCGCAGTTCAACAGGTGTAGGGCAAAAGATTGATTTAGAATACAACATTGAAACAATGCGTATTACAGATCCAGGCGAAGCGGCAGATTCTAACGGGTTTGTTAAAAAACCTAGTTTATATGAATCTATCAAAGCTAAAAGCCAAGTGAATGAGTCTGTTAATGATGAATCTGGTGATGTTTCCAAAATTTCTGCAGACGTGCAAAGTGCCAAACTCAAACAGTTGTTGGGCAAGATAAAAACCAACTAACATGTTACAGGTAATTTCAACAGTCGAACATGGGCCTGATCTTGATAAGATTCCAACCATTGATCATACTCATGTAATACATCGGTATGATTATTTTGAACAAAACTATGTGGATGCAATTTTAAAAAAAGGATGCCCTAAATATTTTTTGTCTGATCATTTTACCTCGGTTTCTTTTCAAGGTTTACAAGTAGTTGGACTGCCTTTGTGGCTGGAACGTGAGGCAAAAAAAATCATAACGGGCACCGAGTTCTCTGATGAGTTAATTACAACCAATTGTTTTAATTTCATGATCAACAAGAAAAGACTCAATAGATTTTTGTGTATCAAGTTGGTAGAATGGTTCAAACTAACAGATTATGACTATACCTGGAGTGCAGTAGACCAAAACTTTGATATGAGCTATATAATTGCAGAACTGGATCAACTGGGATCCAGATCACCTTTGGATGAAAGCGCAAGGTCATTTATATTATCATCGATCACATTAGAAAAAAGATTTTTCTCCCACTGGGAAGAAAATCAAACTCAAACTGGTGATCGAAGTTCAATAGAAGCCTATGGTGGCAATGTGTGGACCTGGCAAAATGGATTAAATCAATTGTTTAGTCGCTCGGCTATATCTTTGATCACTGAGACTGTGGTCAAAGAAAAAGGCATGATTTTTACAGAAAAAACTCTGTACGCAGTTCTAGGACTCACTTTTCCAATTTGGGTGGGCGGATATAAGCAGGCCACTGAGTGGACCCGGTTGGGATTTGATACATTTGATGATATCATCGATCATAGCTATCAATCGCACAGCACTTTGATAGAACGCTGTTACTATGCCATAGCCAACAATATAGATCTGTTGTCCAACAAATCCAAGATGCACGAGCTGAGATTGCAAAACAAACATCGCTTGTTGAAAAATCGTGAATTTTTACTTGCAAATGGGATATCACGATTTGTGGATCAGCAGATAGCACAATTTCCTGCGGATTTGAAACAGGTCATGCCAGATATTTTAAAATATTTTAGAGACCTAAACCAATAAATAATAAAAAGGTTCTGGCCCAAAATGCAGAAAAAAACTCGTAGTTTATTAGAAGAATTAGATGCCATGTACATCCAGCGCGATCAGCGCCATGTAATGATGAATCTGGTGATGTTTCCAAAATTTCTGCAGACGTACAAAGTGCTAAACTAAAACAACTATTGGGGCAGATTAAAACCAATTGACCTATTAGGTTAACAGATCTAGCAATTCAGGCATGTAGTCGTGAATAGAAATTCTTTTAGCAGTATCTTGTAACTGTATCTGTTTGAGAAATTCAGTTGTTGATATTTCTTGTCCTGTTATTTGACAATAGTGCTTTATAAAAGAACAATCTCTCAAGTGTTCTTTAATAGGTGCCGGCATGGAATTCAACGATAACCAATCAGGATAAGTCACAATGTTGTGATTGTATTGTAAATTGTTTTTGTCAAACCACTCAATGGTTTCGTTGTAATACAATGCATTCAATGAACTTATGGTGTAGGATACAGAAATATTAGAAGTTATCTTTTTATATTGTTCAATGTTATTTAACAGTTGATCCCATTTTCCAGGCCATCGCAGGTACTCAAACACTGGACCGACTCCGTCAATGCTGATACAAAAGTTTAGATCACTAAAAGATTCCAATAGCTGTATCTGATTGCGAGTTAACTCTATACTGCCATTGGTTACAAAAGAAACAAAACAATCTGTGTTTCCTGCTTGTTTTAATTGATTTAAAATTTCAAAAGTCATTGGATCAAACAACGGTTCCCCACCCAGCAACGAAATTCTTCTGGCACGTTTGTAGTCAATGTTTATGTGCTGTAGATCAACGTTGAATGATTTTTTTGGAACAATATTCATTTTTCTTTCAATTTCAGCCCAGCGGGTTGACGCTCCGCTGTTACAGCTAACACAGGCCTGATTGCATAAATTGCTGGTGGTAATTTGGTACAACAATGGAAATAGTTGGGCATCTATATTCACACAATTATCTTGTATGTCTTCGATATTTTTGTCCAATTTATAGTCTAAAAAACTATTTTCAAGCATGCGTCGGCTGGGCTTGCCTTGATCTTCTACTTCCCAGCATTTTGTACATGCAGATGCACGTTGTTGATTTCTAATAGAATCCTGTACATCTACTATATCTGTGCCTGTTGGCAACAAGCAACAGTAATTGTTGTTGGTAGATTTATAGCCGTTTTCATACGACAAAAAAGGTAAGACGCAAAAATAGTTGTTCACAGCAGATATTTACTGTATAATTGTATGAGCGTAATTATTAGATAGAACTGAATCAAATAAATATATTACAAAGGTTTGACACTATGCAAAAAAAGACCCGTAGTATATTAGAAGAACTTGATGCCATGTACATCGAGCGTGACAATCGGCACGTGATAGAAAATCGCGCCAGCAACGTCATTGCCAGTGCCATCAGGCTCTTGGAACAGATTGAACAAAACTACGACGCAGAACAAGCCGAAAATCTACAGCGTAAACTGCTCAATGCCATCCGCTTGCGTGATGCTTCAAAATTTACACGCACAGTAAGGCGCACAGATGAAAATTAAAGATGTAATCCATGAAGGAGTGTTTGACGACCTCCGAGCCCTGGGGCAACAAGCTCAACGTGATCAAGCCCTGGCAGCTAAATCTGGCATTGGTCGTAGGGTAGGAGCATTAAAAGGTGCGCTGACTCCTAAATTTTATCAGGACTTTGCTGACAAAGTGTCAACTGCTCGCAAAGGTCGCGATCTTGAAGTCCTGGCCAATGCCTGGGTTGCCGAATGGGACAAGTATTTCAAAGCTCTAGAAAAGACCACTGGTCCAATGAGCGATGATGCCTACAGAAACAATTTTCGTGCCTGGTTGAGTAAAACAGCCAAGGTCAATGTCAACCCAGCTGAACTAGATGCTCGGGTGGCTGTGCAAAGTTCAGAAGCAGTTAAAAAATATCTCACTGATTACTTTATACCTGCATATCAAAAAATACAAAGCAATCCTGTGTATGTGATTCCTGACGGCACCACAGTGGATGTGATATCCCGTGTGGGATCAAACAACTCTACAGAAGTCTACACTTGGCGCACTCAAAAAGGCCATTGGTACGATTCCTCTGGCAACGAAGTAGCGGCATTCAGCAATCTACACAATGCTCTGGTACAAGATGCCATGGACAAGTCTTCAAACACAAGAGGAGGCGGTGGTGCGGCTACTGTCTGAAGGTGGCAACGTCTTCAAAGATGCAGACGGCAATCCACTCACACAAAGAATAAATCAAAGCGACGTTGCTGCCACCATCATGTGGATAGAGCAACTCACAGGCATAGATTTTCCAAGAGAACACTGGCTGGGATCAACAGGCAAGGCAGTGACTTCAGGCGACATGGACCTGGCAGTGGATGCCAGTCAAGTGTCAAAAGAACAGCTGGCCGCCAAGCTCACTCAATGGGCACAGAGTCATGGGCAGGATCCCAAACAGTGGGTCAAGAAATCTGGCGAAGTTCACTTGCGCACACCCATTGCCGGAGATCCTCGACGAGGATTTGTGCAAACAGATTTTATGTTTTTGCCCAATCTTGACTGGGGCACATTCTTCTACAATCAAGGCACAGGATCGGCTTATAAAGGGCTGGTACGTGCTGTGTTGATGAGTAGCATTGCCAAAACTCAAGGATTAAAAGTTGGCATCAACGGCATGTTTGATCGCAACACCAATGAGCTGATCAGCCAGGATCCAGATGTGGTGGCCAAGGCCATACTCAACAAACAAGCCACACGCAAAGACCTGTCCACAGTTGAGACCATCTATGCGGCTCTGGCTCGTGATCCTCAACGCGACATCAAACTCAAAGACTTCAAAGAGTATCTGGCCGACCAAGGCCTGCCTGATCCAGACGCTCCTGTGGCTGAAAATGATGTACACTTTTTGAGTCGACTGAGAGATCGAATCGTGAATCAAGGCATGGTTGCCATCATGGAAGGTGTGCGAATTGAGCATCCTGAGGACATGGTATTCGACATGGGCAGTCGTGGCATTGCCGGCGCACTCAACGGCATAACAACAGCGGCACAACAGCCCGAAACCAACACAGTAAAATGGGATGGTAAACCAGCTATCATATTTGGGCGCAAACCCAACGGTGATTTTGTACTTACAGACAAGGCAGGATTCTTGGCCAAAGGCTATGATGGCCTGGCCACCAGCACACAACAGATTGCGCAGATCATGGCTCAACGCGGTGGCGAGCGCGGCGAACTTGTGGCACTGTATCAAAAATTATTTCCGTTGTTGAGAGCCGCTGTGCCTCAAGACTTCCGTGGGTACATACAAGGAGATCTGCTGTACAGCAACACTCCTCCGGTGGACAATGGGGCCTATGTGTTTCAACCCAACACAGTGACATATTCTGTTCCTGTGAATTCTGCCCTGGGCCAGCAAGTGGGCAACAGTCAAGTGGCAGTGGCCATACACACTGCATTGAGTGCGCCAGGTGATGCTCCACAGCCCATTAGAGCAGCCGCATTGAATCCAGTGTCCGGACTGCTGATACTGGATCCCAGCCTCAAAGAACCACGCAACATCAAACTCAATGCCGCCACAATCAAAGATTTGAAAACCATTGCTACCACACACAGTGCCGGCATTGATCGACTGTTTGATCCGCAGGAACTACGTGCTAGAAAAATTACAAATTTGCCACAGCTGATGAAAACTTATATCAACAGCCGTGTACGTGAGGGAAATTTTAACGATCTCTTAGCAGGGTTTGGTCCTTGGGTGCAGGCCAAAGAGCCTGCTAAAGCACCGAGAATATTTGAATGGGCCACCGAAAACAAAGCCGCAGTGGCCGCTGTGTTTCGGGCTTTTTTAGATCTAAGCAGTCTTAAAAATGAGCTGGTACGTCAGTTGGATGCGCAAGCACACGATGTACAGGCCAGCATCAACAACGAACCCGGGCATGAAGGCTATGTAGGGCAAGGCATGAAGTTTGTGGATCGCATGCGGTTCAGCCAAGCAAACTTTGCACGTAACAATCCAGAACCAACCTGATACCACCCGATTTCTCCTGTTTGATATAAATAAAAGTAGGCCCAATGAGGCCACATACTAAGGAGATTTAAAATGGCACAATTTACACGTACAAGCGGCGACTTTCAACCAGTAGTCGTAATGGATCAAGGCGTAGCAGCCTCTTCACCTGGCGCAGGTTACAACACAGGTATCAACACAGTAGTCAGCGGCGCTTCTGTTAACGTAGCAGGTCCAAAGTTAGACTTTGGCACAGTTACATTCACAGGTAACGCAACTGTCAGCGGTGCTTCTTTGGCAATCGCTATCCAGACAATCCAACAACAAGCTACTATTGCTATCTATGAGTTTACTACAAACTCTTCAAACGCCGCAACATTGGCATTGGCAACATTCCCAGTTGACGGAATTGACTACACAAACGGTGGTGGTTTAGACGCAGCCTTGACAGCCGCTCTTGGTTATGCTGTTACCACAGCAGCCACAGCAACATTCACAAACTAATTCATTAGTCAGTGAAAGTAAAAACCCTAGTTTATTAGCTAGGGTTTTTTTACGGCTTAAATACCTGCATGAGCCAAGAATACATTTTTGAAAGCCCTGATGGTGGACACACTGTGTACCGCAGACATCCGGGCAAGTTAGACAGAGAAATGGTCAGCATGGACAGCCATGCACAAGACAAAATAGACACTCTCAAAGAGGACAAACTCTGGGGTAACATACGTCGTGCTGCCAAGTCAGATCCTGCGCTGAAAGAAATGTTGGATCAGGTCAAGGTCTACTACGAACTCAAGCACAATGCAGAAATTTGAATGTTACTGTTTGTTTGATATCACAGCCACAGCAGTAACAGGACATCAACGCAACACAGAATACCCATACATCAGCAAAAGCGGCATCCAGATACGCAATGCTCAGGAGCTGGCACAGGCTCGCAATCAGCAACGAAACTTGGACACTATTTTGCAGTTGATAGGCATGCGCACACAGATCTTTGAAGTGACTGCCCCTGAAATTGTCACTGAGAACATTTTAGAATTTGCCTGGGCAGGAGACAATGTGAAAGTTTGGAAATTCTCTTTTGAAATAGAACCGCAGTCACAATGGACCGTGGACAACGATGAGTTCTGGGTGCTAAAAAATGACAGCCACAGCACACCCATGCTGTTGGGACTGACCGAAACTGCCAAAATGAATCCTTGGATTGTGACACAAGGCCACTGCATCAACACCATTTATCATGCCTAAACACATAAATAAACAGTCACCCAAGAAAGAGACCAATGGAAACAACGGACATCGAAAAGAAAAGTCTAGAAACACACGTGGAACTGTGCGCCCAGAGATACAAGTATCTGGAAGAAAAACTGGAAGCAGTGGAACAGACCGTGATCAATCTAAACACAGTGGTCCGCGAAGTCCACGACATGGTGCAGTTCATGAGTCAAAAGAACACCGATCGTCTGATCAATTGGGGAGTGGGAATCATAGTGTTCCTGACAGGAATCGTGGGTTATCTGCTCAGTCACTACGTCCTAAAATAAACGAACGTCAAGCCCAGCTCATGCTGGAGAGACTCACACGTGATCATTTAATCAACAATACCAATGCCATACTTCGAGTAGACGGTGTGATCCGGGCATTTGGGAAATACACTATCATTAGAAATTCCAAGTCGTACCAAGTTTATAGAAGTGCCACCTTGGCAGTAGAACCCTGCTCCGGCAAGGTTGCTATATCTTGGTGCATAGCTGACAAATACAGCAAACACAGCCTGGCTCATGATTTGATTGCACATGAACAAGAAGTAGAACGCAGATCAGATGAGATTGCGTACTATCGCAACACTCTGGCACACAGCCAGGATTCTACCCTTAAATTTGTGGTAGCGGACCGCTTGGTCGAAAGCCAGGCACGTTTAAAATATGCCCAAGAACAGTTGGATAAATGTGTAAATCTGGCTAAATACTGGCAACTAAAAGGATTCAAAGATGAAACTGCAAGAATTGGAATCAAGAACTAAAATACAACAAAGCCTCAAGGTATTTGAAAGCCATTTTGGGCAAAGCCTGGCCATTGATGCCATTTCCACCAAACAAGCACAACGCATGTTGAGCAAAGTACGTGGGTTGATAAGAGAGCATCGCTCCACTTCTGATTTTCATCGTAGTGAACAAAATCCCAGCTATCTCAAGCTAGTGGTCATGGAACAAGCATTGGAAGCTCGCATGAAGGAATCACAGCCCGGCGCCGCACCTGGCATGGCCATGGCACAACAAGATCCACGCCAACAGGCAGCCGATGCACAGGCAACAGCAGCCGCTACCAAGCGTATTGCCACAGGTACCGGTCAAGCCAACAAAGCAGGAATGGTAGGCAAAGCCATTGATTCAGCAATTCAAGGTAAAACACTGACTCCAGCTGAAAAAGCAATGGTAGGCAAAACCTTGTCCACAGTACAACAAGCCGCTGCCAAGGACTCACGTCTACAACAAATGTTGAAAACAGCCACCACAGCAGAATCAAGAAAATCACAAAATCGTCGTCTCAAAGAAGCCAGTGAACTACAACAAGCACAGGTAGTGCTGGCCGCACAAGACATGGTAGATCAGATTCAAAAGATGATCGAACAAGTGTCAGCCATGCAATTCAAAGATCTTCCAGCATTGGTGGACAGCATCCGCAATGATGTGGGAATGGATCAAGCACAACAATTCAACAATGATGTTACCACAGCACTACAAGGTCTCATCCAAGGCCTCCAGGGCAGTAAAGTCCAATTGGAAACCGCTCAAGGAGTACTCACAGGTCAAGAACCAGTGGTGCCCGGACAAGATGCTGGCGCCGCAGGAATGGACGGAATGGCAGTACCCGGTGCTGACACCGGTGAAGAGCCAGATCTAAGTTTGGATGCCAATCTAGACGTAGACGCTGAAGAGATACCAGCCAAAGCACTAGGTCGCGAACGCAGATAATATGTTGATCAGAGAGTTTGCTGAAGATCCAGATGCACTGAAACTGGCCGCCATAGGCCAGTTTTTGCTTAAACGAGCACAGGACACTGATGCGGTAAAACCCATGAGCGTGGATGCATTTGTAAGCATTGCTCGAGACAACGGTGTCAACATGACAGCTGATCGATTACAAGTTTTGGCTGTACAACCACCATTGAACAACATCATTGATTCCATACAGAACGGTGAAATTGTCTGGAAAGGTTCTCAAACTCCAGCACAGCCTGGCGCACCAAAAATGAGTGTGGATCAAGCTCGTAAAACTGTGAACCAAATGGCCAAACGAGCCATTGACATCAAGTAAATACCAAAACGGTTGACTCTGTCAACAAAAACAAGTATAATAACTCAATGGGGGTATCAGCATGGCATATTCAGAAAAAGTAATTGATCACTATGAAAATCCACGAAACGTGGGTAAACTAGACGCAAGTGATGACAATGTAGGCACAGGCATGGTGGGTGCTCCTGCATGTGGTGATGTAATGAAACTACAAATTCGAGTAGAAGATGGAATTATTACAGATGCAAAATTTAAAACGTATGGCTGCGGATCGGCTATTGCAAGCTCGAGTCTTGTTACAGAATGGGTCAAAGGCAAAACCCTTGATGAAGCCGGAGCAATCAAAAACTCAGACATCGCGGAAGAACTAGCTCTGCCGCCCGTTAAGATCCATTGCAGTATCCTAGCAGAAGACGCCATCAAAGCCGCTGTAAATGATTACCGTAACAAACACAGCAAGTAAACGAATTGCGGCCAACTTGACCAAGCGTGGTCAAGGCCTGGGCATCCGTCTTGGTGTTCGCACCACAGGTTGCTCTGGCCTTGCGTATGTGTTAGAATACGTTGACAATTTAAATTCAGAAGACATTGTCTATGAACAAGATGGATTTGTCATTGTTGTTGATCCCAAGAGCAAGGCCTATTTAGATGGCTTAGAAATAGATTATGTACGCCAAGGTCTCAACGAAGGCTTTGAATTTAACAATCCCCAAGAAAAAGACCGCTGTGGATGCGGAGAAAGTTTTCGTGTATAACCCAAAATTTGATTACAAACCTTTGAGTCGTGTGACTGAAGACGGTCGTAGATTGTACGACACCCCAGGGGGCAAACTGCCTTCAGTGACAACAATATTAGACAAAACCAAACCCGAAGAAAAGAAACAAGCACTGCAAGAGTGGCGCAATCGCGTGGGGCATGCACAAGCACAAGCCATTACCACAGAAGCTGCCAACCGTGGCACCAGAATGCACACTTATCTTGAGCACTATGTAAAGACAGGTGAGCTCCGAGAACGTGGTTCAAATCCCTATTCCTGGGCTAGCCATGTCATGGCGCAAACAGTGATCAAAGATGGGCTGGTCAATGTCAACGAATTTTGGGGTGTAGAAGTGCCCTTGTA